GTTGTAAAAATTATACCTTATAAAGCACCTACAATTACATCAACAGTAGCAAGGAATAACAACTTTGATGCTACAACTATATTGACATTAAGTGGTTCAATTTCAACTTTAACAGTAGGTGTTCAAAAGAACGCATTACAAACTCCTTCAGGTCAAACTGCTCCATTACTATATAGATATGCTGAAAATGTATCTAATCCTGCTTATGGAGCATGGACGGGATTCACTTATACAACCAATGCGGCAACTTATTCAGCTACAAATGCGACACTAACCTTAGATAATACAAAGTCATTTATTTTACAAGTTCAAGCTAATGATAAATTACAATCAAGCACAGTTACATTAACTGTTGCAGCAGGAGTTCCAATAATAGAATTTGAACCAGTTTTAAATTCAGTTGGTGTTGGTATGTCACCTATACATACAGGAACTTTAGAAACAGCAGGTGCTATCTATGAAAGTGGTACTAGTTTATTAGATAAATATGCACCTGCTGGTACTATTCAAATGTTTGCAGGAAATACAGCCCCTTCAGGTTGGTTATTGTGTCAAGGTCAAGCAGTATCAAGAACAACCTATTCAAGATTATTTACTATTTGTAGTACTAATTTCGGTGCAGGTGATGGTTCAACTACATTTAATGTTCCAAATTTAAAAGGTAATGTTCCAGTTGGTTTAGATAGTAGTCAAACGGAATTTAACACACTCGGTAAAACAGGTGGAGAAAAGACACACACTTTGAACACTACTGAAATACCTTCCCATGACCACCAAGTAACAGCTAACGGAGGTTACTATGCTTTTGGTGGAACAAGCGGAAATCCTGCTTCTGGTAGTGGTTATGGAACGCAGTTAAGTGGGTTAAGAACAGGTGCAACAGGTGGTGGCGGAGCGCACAACAACTTACAACCGTACATTACTTTAAATTACATTATTAGGACTTAAAGAGGGGAGTGTTTATTATATGAGTATAGATCAATCATATATCGTATATTTTAATCAAAATGCAGAGCAAGTATTATTACAGGTAGGATATGATTCGATGAATTTAGATGATAAAAATAGTCTTGTAGCACTTATAGCTAACAAGGAAGGGATTGCTTATTCCGAAATTAATGATGCATATATTCTAAGCTACCATAAGCAAATTAAAAAGGATGCAATTAATGCAAATTGTGAGAATACTATTGTATCAGGTTTTAAGTCTTCAAATGGGCATACATACACATTAGACAGAGATGATCAAATGAATATGCTTGGTTTAAGGAATGAAATAATGAGTGATACAACAATCAGTGTAGTTCCTTGGAAAACAGTCGATGTAGGAATGATTGACCATCAAAGAGATGTTTGGTTAAGTATGTATTCAGAAGCATTTGCATTTAAGAAAACGCAATTACTGAAATGCGATACTTTGAAACAACAAGTTAATGCTGCTACAACACATGATGAATTAATTAAGATTGTTTGGAGTTAATTATGTTAGTTGGAGATATTGTATTCTTCAAAGGTTCTGATTGGATTAGTGACGTAATTTCCAAAGTAACACATTCACCATATACGCATGTAGCAGTTGTAATGCATGATAATAATATTTTGGAAGCAAATGCTTTCATAAAGGTAAGAATCAGACCCATTCAAAAGGATGAGGTTTTTTCTGTGTTTAGATGCAATCTTACTGATAAGCAAAGACAAATCATTTATAACGCAGGAGAGAAGTTTATTGGTGAAAGTTATGACTATATACAGGTATTGCAATGGTTATATAGATTGACAATCAATAAAAACGGTTTAGGAATAGTAAACAATGCAAACAGATTATATTGTTCTGAATTAGTGGATGATGTATTTGAAGCGGCCGGAATTGATTTATTACCTAACAGATTAGATGGGGATGTAACACCAGCAGATCTATTACAATCTCCATTACTAACGAAAATACAGGGGGTTTCTTAAATGACATTAAAAATTTCAAAAAATAGTGGATTAACAGATATTGTATCAACTGATGGAACAAATCCTATTACAACACCACATCCAATTACAGGTTCATCTCAAGTAGTTCAATTATGGCTATTTAACAATGATGCAACAAGATATTATCAAAATATTAATATTGATCCTACAGATGTAGTAGGTACAGATGAAAGTACATGGATTCAATTATCAGCAGATGGAGTAACCTACTTGGGAGGTTCAGCACCTTTAACAATGGCTAATATTGGTGCATCAGGTACAGGAGACACAACAGGACATACTTTTTATGCAAAGGTGACTTCTCCTTCAGGTCAAACTGTACAAAATAAAACAGATATTAAATTAACTGTAAATTTTACAGAATACGCAGTATAACAACTAAAGTAGGTGGTGATAAGTGACAGTTTTAGTTTCAGATTCGTTTAATCGAACGGATAGTACAACAACACTAGGTTCAACCGATAGTATTGGTGGCACATCAAAAACATGGGTAAACCAAGATACAACAGGAACATGGGGAATTAGTTCTAATCATGCTTATATCGTAAAGGATTCAACAAACCGTACTGTTACAGTAGTTCAATCAAGTGTTTCAGACGGTATTGTTGAGTGTGATGTTAACTGGGTAACATCTTCATCTATAGGACTGACCTTTAGAAACGTTGATAGAGATAACATGTTTGATACTTATGTAAGTCCAACAGGGTTGATACTAAGAAGGTATGTGGCAGGATCAGCGACAACACTAGGAACATACGCTTTCACCCCTGTTACTAATACTATTTATCATATTGCTGTTACTTTAAATGGAAGCAGCATTGTTGTTTCTTTAAATGGCACTGCAAGAATAACAGTTACAGATAGTACTAATGTTACTGCTACCCAACACGGGCTAAGATCACCTTCTCCTGTATCGGGAAACTATCATGATAACTTTCAAATTAGCAATTTAAACACAGGTACAACTGGTTCGACTAATTTTGATTCAAAGCAAATAATTTATAATACCAATTTAATAAATTACGACTCAAAGCAAGTATTGTATAGTACTTCATTAAATAATTTTGATTCAAAACAAGTACTATATCAAACTGGATTACAAAACTTTGACAGTAAACAAACGTTATTTAATACTTCCTCATGGGATTATGATTCCAAGCAAATATTGTTTAACACTTCAGTATTTAATTATGATACGCAACAATCTGTTTATAACGTTGATGCTACTGCTTTTGATGTAAGGCAAAATATTTATGATCAATCCAGTTTTAATATTGATACTAAACAAAGTTTGTATAATCAATCAAATTTTCAAGTTGATACTGAACAAGTAATTTATCAGGTTGCAAGTACTTTGTTTGATACACTTCAACAGATATATGATGGTGGCATTATTGGTTCTAGTCATTTTGATATTAAGATGGTTCTGTATTCAGATAATCAATCTATTTATGATACCAAGCAGTCTATATATCAAGTGGGAGCAGACAACTACGACCTAAAACAAGCAATCTATCAAGCTAGTCAATCACAAGCAGATATGAAATTAGTTTTATTTGCGAATGCTTCTATAAATTATGATACGATTCAGAAAATTTATTCTGAAGATTTTACATCCTTTGATACTTTACAAAGTATTTTTGATCCAGATCATAGTGTTATCGGTACTATAAATCTTAAAGGAAATCAAAAATTAAGTATCTATCTAGTTGGAAATCAAGAATTGAATATTCATTTAGTTGGTAAACAAGTATTAAATGTCAATTTGAAGGGTGTGATTTAATGACAATGACAAATCAGAACTTCTCTATGTATGCAGGAGATACTAAAAATCTAATTATTTCTGTAACTAAAGATGATGGAACACCATTAGATTTGACAAGTTGCACTATAACATGGGTGTTAAAAAAGAACAATAGTGAATTAGTAAAAACAACCACTAATGGAGTTATTGGACTAGTAGCTTCTGATACATCAGATTTAAATGGTATATATCCTCATGAATGTGAATTAACAGATCAAACGGGGAATGTATCGACTATTTTCATAGGAAAAGTAACAATTGAGAAATACATTATCTAATTAAATAAAAAAAGACTACCCAACTTTTGAGAGACAGGTAGTCTTTTTTTGTGGATAACCACTAATGAGAGTATATCAAAGGTGGTGGAAAAATGCAACAGGAAATGTGGGGTGAGTTAATGGCAAATATGGGAATGGAAGAAATGGTAAAAGACCATGAAAAACGTATTCTACAATTGGAGCAAAGTTACGCTGAAGTTAAAAGAGAAATGACAAATCTTAGTACAAGTCAATTAAGAATAGAAAATGCCGTACTTAATGTACAAATGGAAGCAAAGGAAACAAGGCAGGAACAAAAGGAACTATTCTACAAATTAATTGATCAGAAATATGATTTAGAAAAAACAAATGCTAATCAAACTTTTGAAATACAAAAAACAAACTTAACTAATAGGTGGCAATTATTCTTCACACTTCTTGGAAGTGGCGGAATTATAGTTGCAATTGTTGAATTTTTTCTAAAACACTGAATAAAAGGAGGATTTTAATATGAGTAAATCAATGATAGTACCTATCGTTGCAATTGTTTGTGGAGGTATCGCAATTATTACTGGAAAACCTATTGGTTCTGATACACAAGATATGATTGCTACTATCTCTACTACTGTTATTGGTGCTGGAATTTCGATTTGGGGAGTTATCAAAAACCACAAAAAAGGAGTGTAAGCAATGGGAAACATTGTAGATTTATCTTCATTTCAACCGTCAAATAAGATCAATTGGGATACTTTTTCAAAACAAGTAGATTTATTGATTTGCAGGGTGCAATATGGAAGCACTAGACCTGATTCTGAATATAACAATCATATTTCAAATGCTAAACAATACGGGATTAATCATAATACATATAGTTTCCCTTGTTTTATCAGCGCTCAGGATGCTCGTGTAGAAGCTAGAGATTGTCATTCAAGAACAGATAAGGATTCAAGCATCATATGGATTGATATAGAGTCAGAACAGGATATTAAGGGTAATCCTATAGGAATCTCAAAACTACCTCAGAATGTCCGTCTAGATGGTATTAAAGCCTATGTTGATGAATTAAGGAAGTTAGGTGTACAAAAGGTCGGAGGATACATAGCTCATAACGTTTATGAAGCATGGCAGATTAATACTATTGTTGACATTTTCGACACTACTTGGATTCCAAGATATCCAAATAAACCTATATATCCATGTGACTTGCACCAATATACATCTACAGGAAATGTAGCAGGGTATAATGGTGATTTAGATTTAAGTGTACTGAATGGTGATAAACCATTAGAATACTTCACAGGCCAAAATCAATCTACACCTACTCCACAACCTGTAGCACAACCATTAATGGTAGTTAGAGTTGAATGTGATACTGATGTAAGGGCAGAACCTAGTCATACAAGTGGATATATTGGTAATGTTCATAAAGGTCAAATATTCAATGTATGGGATCATACAGGTGATTGGCATTACATCATATTTGATGCAGAAAAGAATATTTGTGGTTGGGTAGATGGTAATGGAGGTAATAATTTATATTGGCTTAACAATCCAGCCTTAACTCAAGCACCTACACAACAAATATATACTGTAGTGTCAGGGGATACATTAGGAAAAATTGCAAGCACACATAACACAACTGTAGCTAAACTATGTGCATTGAATGGTATTTCAAATCCAAATAAGATAAGTATTGGACAGAAAATTAAATTGAATTAAAACAAAGATGCCCTTCTCTTAATTGAGAGGGGCTTTTTCTCTTTCATAAAGATCATTAATGTCAACTTCCAATAAATCAGCTAATTGAAATGCTTTATCAATTGTTGGAAATGTCTTACCTGTAACCCAATTAGACAATGTATTTTGAGTTATTTCCAATTCTTTTATGATATATTCCCTTCTATACTTTGACACTCTTAACAACTCACCTATGCGACTTTTAAGCATTTTAAACACCTCAAATAAATATTCTCCAAATGTGTTTATAAAACCTTTACAAATTTTTTTGGATAGACAGGCAACTAAAATACCGAATGTTCATATGAATAGAGTACCGAATGAGGAAAGGGTGATTCTTAAATGTTCAATAACGGTGTTACAAAGTTTGTTCAAAGCATGTTTGATGGTTATAGAGATGCTAAGAAAGACAATCATTCAAAGCAATTTGCAGAATTAGAATGGACTCCACTTTTATTTAGTTCTAGTTATCTTGATGATATGTATGACAAAGCAAAAAACCAAGAGGACTATTACACCATTTTAGATCACATGTACAGACATGATGCTACTGAAGTTGATTCCTATAGAAAAATAGAACAAAAAATCATTAACCGATATTGGAGGTAAATTTAATGATTTCAACAATTGTAACTTTAATATGCATGGCTTGTGTTGCTTACGGTGGTTATAATTATGGTTTTGTTTGTGGATATGAACAGAAAGAAAAAGACGATAAGGAGATTGAATTAGTATGGCGATAAAAATTATTCCTTTAAAAATTGGAGCTATTACTCCAAATCCTTCAATCTTGTCTAATGTTGATAAAGGGTTGTTCTTTTTCATCTGTTTAGGGTTGGCAATATTTGTGCTGATTGTTCTAGAAAAGCATGGCGTGAAGATCAATGAAACGGTTATACGGATAGTTGTGTATGGTGCTATGGGTGTGTGCTTTCTCAAGACCTGCTTAAAGGTTGCGCTTTTGTTTGGGTGATGTAAAGTATTTGCTTACGCATATGCGGATATCAGTATTTTCAAGGGTTTATGCTTGTACTTTTGAATGCCGATATCGTGCAACTATCTTGGGTTATTAGGGGTGTGTTTTTATGCTCGAATGGAGCATCATTCCAGCGTTGATGATTGGGGCAGCTTTCGTTCCAAAAGGGAAACAAAATGATCGTAAAACAATTGAGTTAATTTTCAAAAATGTTGGATATGGGATAAGGGATAAAAAAGGTGAGTTAAGAACACCTAGATACAAGTCCAAAAAAGCAATTTATGATGGCATAAAATTGATTGAATCCAAATTTGAAAATAAATGTGAAGCTTGTGGTAATGAGGTAAATAAGGGTGATAAGGTTTATTGGAATACTTGTTCACATACAGTAACTCATGAAAAATGTTTTGATCCTTCAAAAGCAATTAGAATTGGAACGGTTTATAGATTTTCAATAATTGCAGGACTTCCAGCAACCAATATGAAAGCAAAGGAAAAGGAATCAAAAGTATTTTCTGATGGATTAAGAAAACCTGTTGAAATTGACTTTAAACATACTTTGAATATTAGCGTTTATGATGAAGAACTTAATGAATTAGTGCCTTACAATACTGTACCTAAAAATTACAAAGAATGGGTTGTACCAATTGGTAAATCACTCAATGGAATGATATGGCATGACTTTGACAAAATTCCTCATATGACTATTGCAGGAACTACACGTTTTGGTAAATCTGTAATGCTTAGAATGATGATGACTTATTTGATTGAAACTCATGGTGAAAATGTTGAGTTCTATATTATTGATTTAAAGGGTTTATTGGAATTTGGAAGGTATGAACGATTAAAGCAAGTCAAACAAGTTGCAGGGAATCCAGAAGAAGCAGTTTTATTGTTAGATCAATTAGAACAACAATATCAAAAAGACTACATCTACTTTAGGAAAAATTATTACTCAAATGTTGTAGATACAAAAATTAAGAAAAGAAAGTTTGTCATTGTTGATGAAGCAGCTCAACTAGCACCTGAAAAATGGATGCCTGAACAAATGAAAAAACAATTGAATTATTGCCAAACTCAATTATCTAAAATTGCTTATCTTACTGGTGCATTAGGTTATAGATTAATCTTTGCAACACAATATCCAACTTCTGACACTTTACCAAGAATGATTAAGCAAAATGCAGATGCTAAGATAAGTTTCCGATTACCTTCTGGATACGCTTCAGGGGTTGCTATTGACGAATATGGGGCTGAACAATTACCTTCTGATATTAAGGGTAGGGCATTATTTAAAACGCATGAATTGAAGGAATTACAAGTTCCTTTTATCTCACATGAGGAAATGTGGGAGATACTTCAAAAACATGTAAAGGGTGTAATCAATGGGAAGTCTAACACAGACTCAAAGGAAACGTCAGAGACAGGAACAAATTCTATTAAGTTTGGAAATAATGAAGTTCGCAACAAGGGAACAAATTCAGAAGATACACCAACTAGGCAAAGACCGAAACACTCTAAGGATATTAAAGGAAATGAAGGAATATCTTCAAGTGAAGAATCACGAGGGCAGGAACGTTTATTACCTAAACGGAAAGGGAAGGGAACTAGTAGGGAGTGATTTAGAATTAAATTACAATTTCCAAATTGATCATTATTTAATGCGTAATGACATGTGGATTTACTATTACTGTCCTAAAACATGGAGAACTGAAGAATCTGTTAGCTTTAAAGATGGATTACAACAAATGACTATCATTCCTGATGCTACATTTACATTAGAGAGTAAGTATTATTTCCTAGAGGTAGATAGGACTCAATCAATGGTTAAAAATAGAAATAAGATTGAAACATACTCCAAATTAAACCCACTATTCCATAAAGAATTAGGTCATACTCCAACAGTTGTATTTTACACTCTAACTAACCTTAGAAAACAAAAACTCAAGGAATATTGTCAAGAATATGGTGTTACATGCCAAGTTTATACTAAAGAAGATATATTGTAATATTTTTCATATAAAGTTAATATTTTCTAAAGAATATGATATATTTGATATAAATAATAGAATTGAATAATTCAAAAAAAGGGGATAAATGAGAAATGAATAAAATAGTTAAATATATAGGTACATTTGCAATTGTCGGTGGATTATTAGCAGGATGTGGAACACAGCAAACAAGTCAAACAACACAATCTAAACCTAAAACTGAAGTAGCTAAGAAAGAAACACCTAAGACAGATACAACTAGTCAAGATAAAGCATTGGCAGAAGCTACTGCACAAAGAAATGTTAAGACAGTTAAAACAGCCGATGGTGCTTCAGGTTATAAATTAAAAGATGGAGCTTTAAATATTACATTAGATGAAGTAACTCTTAAAGAGGTTGATAATCCTTCTCCTGCTGAATTACAAAATGTAAGTGTATATAGTAATGGTAAAGATTTAAGTAATGATCATTTTTATTATGTGCATATCAAATACACTGCTCAGAATACTTCTACAGATGATGTAATTTTTCAAGCCTTTCCTGATGTAGTTGTTTTCTCAGGTCAAACTCAGGAAGAAATTATTGCTCAATCAGCTAACTTTATTACAAATGAAGATGATTACCAAGGCACATATTATGGTCAAGTGATTAAGCATGGTGAAGTTGGATATGTAATCAATATGAATCCTGCTACTGCCGATAAGATTAGGATAGAAATTGGTGGTACTCTGAAAGATAAAACTTATGATACTTTATCAGATAGTACTGTTGTTAATTTCCCATTGAAGTAGCCTTTCCAATTCGGAAGGGCTTTTTTTTACCTTAATTTTCAACCGTCAATTTTATGGACTAACAAAGAACTAAATGCTAAAATTAGGGGTATAACATGCTAAAAAGGTTGA